ATTAATAGTGAAAACTATGATGATACATTAGCATTAATTAAAAAGACTAAAGCAAGAGCTGCTTTTGGTCATCTTGAGGTTAATGGATTTAAGGCAACTCGTGGACATATGATGGAAACGGGAATGGATGTTAGTACTTTTAATAAATTTGAAAAAGTATTTTCTGGACATTTCCATACAAGATCTAATGATGGAAAGATATATTATTTGGGGAATCCATATGAGATGTTTTGGAATGATGTAAATGATCCAAGGGGATTTCATATTTTTGATACTGAGACATTAGAGACTACTTCAATTGATAATCCATATAAATTATTCTATAACATATATTATGATGATACCAATTATAAGTTATTCAATGCTACTGAGTATGAGAATAAAATTGTAAAGGTAATTGTTCGTAGAAAAAGCAGTATAAAGGATTTTGATAAGTTTATAGACAAACTTTATTCTGTTGGTGTTCAAGATTTGAAAATTATTGAAAACTTTGATATTCAAGAAAATGAAGAGTTTGAAATAGATGAAGATGAGAATACATTATCAATTTTAAATCGTTATATTGAAGAATCTGAATTTGAGTTTGATAAGAATATTATAAAAAATATTTTTCAAGATCTTTATCGACAAGCTTGCGAGGTAGAGTAAAATGTGGCTCCTCACATTAAAAGATAGACAAGATGATGGTGCTTATGCTGTTCAGGATAGGTATGGTGATAAGGTGCTTTTCTTATTTGAGCAACAGGATGATGCAACAAGATATGCATTAATGCTAGAGGTTGATGAGGTATATCAGAAACCTATGGAAGTTATAGAGGTGGATACAGAGCTTGCAATTAATACTTGTAAGAGGTATAATTATAAGTATTCAATTATAACTCCTGACGACTTTGTGATTCCCCCCAAGAATGATAACATTTCAGAAGATTAAATGGAAGAACTTTCTTTCCACTGGAGACCATTGGAATCAGATAGATTTTCAGCAATATAATACAAATTTAATAGTAGGTACAAACGGTGCAGGTAAATCCACTATGTTGGATGCACTTACCTTTGTGTTGTTTAATAAAGCTTTTAGAAAGATAAACAAAAGTCAACTTATTAATACTGCAAACGAAAGAGATTGTTTAGTGGAAATTGAGTTTGATATTAATGGTCGTGACTATCTTGTAAGACGAGGAATAAAACCAAATATTTTTGATATAGAAGTTAATGGAAATCCTTTACATAAGGAAGCAGATGATCGTTCTAATCAGAAAATTTTAGAAGAGAGTATATTAAAAGTTAATTACAAATCATTTACTCAAATTGTAATCTTGGGTAGTAGCACCTTTGTACCCTTTATGCAATTAACAAGTGTTAATCGTAGAGATGTCATTGAGGATCTTTTAGATATTCGTATTTTCTCTGCAATGAATACTTTGATTAAAGAGAATATTAGAGATCAGAAAGAGAAGATAAAGACCTTAAAACTTCGTGAGGAGAATATTAAAGATAAAGCATCTATGCAAGTAAACTTTCTAAAAGAATTAAAGGAGCAAGGTGATACTAATATAGAATCAACTAATGGTAAAATAAAAACATTACAGATAGAAGTTGATGCTCATCTTGAACATAATCAACTTAAAGAATCTACTATATCTGATTTAATTAAAGAGCAGGAAGGACTCACTGGTGCTGGTGAAAAGTTAGTGAAACTTAATAATATGAAAGGAAAAATATCTCAGAAAGTAGCAACAATTACTAAAGAGCATAAGTTTTTCACAGATAATAAGGTATGCCCTACTTGCACCCAAGATATAGAGGAATCGTTTCGTGTAAATAGAATTGCTGACGTTCAAACTAAAGCAGAGGATCTCAAGAAGGGTTATAAAGATCTGGAAGAGACCATTAAATTAGAACAAGATCGAGAACGTCAGTTTAACCAATTATCAAAGGAGATTTCTAAACTCAATAATGGCATTTCTCAAAACAATACTCGCATCTCTGGATGTCAGCGACAGATCAGGGATTTGGAATCGGAAATTCAGAGATTTACCGACCAACTTGCAAACAGAAATACTGAATATGAGAAGTTAGAAGAACTCAAAGAAAATCTCCAAAAGACATTAAAAGAATTATCATCAAAAAGAGAAGAAATAGTTCATTACGATTTTGCTTATTCTTTATTGAGGGATGATGGAGTAAAGACAAAAATAATTAAGAAGTATCTTCCATTTATTAATCAACAGGTAAATCGTTACCTTCAGTTGATGGATTTCTATATCAATTTTACTTTGGATGAAGAGTTTAATGAAACGGTGAGATCACCTATTCATGAAGATTTTTCGTATTCATCATTCAGTGAAGGTGAGAAAATGAGAATTGATTTAGCATTACTTTTTACTTGGAGAGAAGTTGCTAGAGTTAAAAACTCTGTAAATACTAATCTATTAATAATGGATGAGGTGTTTGATAGTTCTCTTGATGGTTTTGGTACAGAAGAATTCTTAAAGATTATTCGCTATATAATAAAGGGTGCTAACATTTTTGTTATATCCCATAAGACAGACCTACATGACAAATTTGAAAGTGTCACAAGGTTTGATAAAGTTAAAGGTTTTTCACGTATAGTATGAGAGAATATACTGAAAAGGAATATTGGGACGGTTTAGTTCCCGATAACCTTTTTGATGAGTATCTTAAAAGATACGGTTATGAGTACACACCACTCAGAAAAAACAATGCAAGTACCAAATTGGAAGCATCACAGTAAGAAGGAGAAGAAGCGAACTCTTAAACCACAAGCTCTTCGTGCTGCAAAGGACAGACGCAGACAGTTGATAAACCGTCTACTGAACCCCACAAAACGTGGGGTTTCGTCGTATAATAGGTTCATAATCAAAAAAACCTATGTTAGTTAAGCACGAAATCAAATCACAACTCGCCAAGTTACTTGCTACTGAGGATTTGATTGTAGAGCATAGAAAGACAGATACTGCTCAGTTTAATGTTCATACTCGTGTTTTAACCTTACCTAACTGGGAAAGAGCAAGCAATAACATATACGATTCTTTAGTTGCTCATGAAGTTGGTCATGCTCTTTATACACCTGATCAGTGGGATTGGATGGAGAGAATTCCTCAAACATTTGTAAACATAGTTGAGGATGCAAGAATTGAAAAGTTGATGAAGAGAAAATATGCTGGACTTGCCAAAACATTCTATAACGGTTATAATGAACTTAACGATAAAGATTTCTTTGAGATAGATGGTCAAGATATTAGTGATCTTAATCTTGCTGATAGGACTAATCTATATTTCAAGATTGGTTCGTTCATTAATGTATCTTTTTCAATTCCTGAAAAGGAGATTATCAATTTAATTGCAAATGCCGAGACCTTTACTGACACCCTCACAGCAGCAGAAGCGTTATATAATTTCTGCAAGCAAGAACTTGAAAAGAAACAGAAGGAGCAAGAAAATAACCCTGAATGTGAACAGGATGCTCCTACTGGCACTGAAGGTAGCGGCAATTTCTCTACTGACGATGGTAACGATAGTGAGCTTACCGTTCCTGACTCTAGTAGCAATGATACTTTGGAAAACGGGACTGGTGGCACTGATAATGTTCCTATCAATAATGGTTCTAATACTGTAGAACCAGTAGAACCTGAAGCACAAACTGTTGAATCATTAGAAGAAAGATTACAAGAACTTAACTCATTACAAGGTGCAGAAAATACTTATTTTGAATTACCAAAATTTAAAGTAGAACATTATATTATTTCTAACAGTCAACTTCATGAAGAAATAAGGGTTTGCTTTGGAGAACAAGAAGAAGAATGGATAAAAAAAGATCGTGTATCTATTTTTGGTAATGGTTTATTTGAACATTCGGATGATGAATTTATAAAATTTAAGAAGAATGCACAGAAAGAAGTTAATTACTTAGTTAAAGAATTTGAGTGTAAAAAGGCAGCAGATAGTTATGCTCGTACCACTACACATCGTACTGGAGTTTTAGATACAAGAAAACTTCATACTTACAAATTTAATGAGGATCTTTTTAAGAAGGTTGGTATTGTTCCTGATGGGAAAAATCATGGATTAATATTCATACTTGATTGGTCTGGTTCTATGCAACTTGTACTGAAAGATACATTAAAACAACTTTTCAATTTAATGTGGTTCTGTAAGAAGGTTAATATTCCATTTGAGGTTTATGCATTTACTAATTGCTATCCTATTAATCAAGAAATTAAACGTTATGAAAAGAAAGCAGGTGTAGTCTTTATTGAAGAGAATTTTTCATTAATGAATTTGTTTACTAGTAAAGTAAAAATTAAAGTATTAGAAGAGCAGATGAAGAATGTTTTTCGTCTTGCTAATGCATTTTGTAGAGATACTTATACTACATATCAGATTCCAATAGGAATGAGTCTTTCTGGTACTCCATTGAATGAATCTTTAATTATGTTACATTCAATTCTTCCACAATTTAAGAAAGAAAATAATTTACAGAAGGTTCAGTGTGTAGTATTGACTGATGGTGAAGCAGCACCAATATCTTATTTTAGAGAAGTTGAACGTCATTGGAATGATGAACCATTTTTGGGAAGTGCTCATGTTAATGATAGATGTATTTTAAGAAATAGAAAAACAGGTCATACTTATTCTTGTCAAGGATTAGGGTATTGGGCTCAAGTAACAGATCTTTTACTTAAAGATTTACGTCAGACTTTTCCTGATATTAATTTTATTGGTATTAGAGTTCTTTCTTCCAGAGATGCTGGTCAATTTGTTCGTACTTATACTGGATATGAAGGTGATGAATATGAAACTATAATGAAGAGATGGAAAAAGGAAAAATCTTTTGCTATTAAAAGTTCTGGATACCATACTTACTTTGGTCTTTCATCAACTGCACTTGCAAATGATGATGAGTTTGAGGTTAAAGAAGATGCATCAAAGGCAGAAATTAAAAGAGCATTTGTTAAATCCTTAAAGACTAAAAAGATGAATAAAAAGATACTTGGTGAGTTTATAGAATTAGTAGCATAAATATGTTACAGTCAAATAGAGGATCTGAAAATGTCAGACAGTTCTAAGAGTTCTACACCTGTCCTATTGAAACCAAAACCCATACGAAAACCAACCAATTCATAAACTGTCTACTGGGGTCACTACGACCCCTTTTTTATTGTTATAATATGTTCATATATAAAACACCTAACATTATGGCTTTTGAACTTAAGATGACCGAACAACAAGCAATCGATGGATTGAGAAGTACCTATGGTACAGAATTCACTGCTGCTGACGTTCGTGCATTTTGTGCAATGAATAATATTGGTTATCAGACAGTAACCAAAAAAATTCAGAAATATAAAGTATCTAAAGGCAAATGGAATCTTGAAGTAACTACTAAGGTTGTAGAAGATATTGAACGTTCTTTCAATGCCCCTGCAGTGGAACCAGAAGTAGTAGAAAATTTAGTTCCTGATGCAGACAATACTTTTATTAAGTTTGGAAACTTTAATGATATAAAGAATATAATTAAATCTAAGATCTTTTATCCAACATTCATTACTGGTCTCTCAGGTAATGGTAAAACAATGGGAGTTGAGCAAGCATGTTCTCAACTCAATAGAGAACTTATCCGTGTAAACATTACTATCGAAACTGATGAAGATGATCTCATTGGCGGCTTCCGTCTTGTTGACGGTGCCACAGTCTGGCACGACGGACCAGTTATTCAAGCTCTCAACAGAGGAGCTGTCTTGCTCCTTGACGAGATCGACCTTGCCTCAAACAAAATCCTCTGCCTCCAGCCCATCCTTGAGGGTAAGGGAGTTTTCCTTAAAAAAATCGGAAGATTCGTCCAACCAAAGAAGGGTTTCAACGTTATCGCAACCGCAAACACTAAAGGTAAAGGTTCAGATGATGGACGATTTATTGGAACTAACGTGCTTAATGAAGCCTTCCTTGAAAGATTCCCAGTAACATTTGAGCAAGAATATCCTGCTCCTACTTCAGAACAAAAGATTCTTATGAATGTAGCAGATACTGTTGGTGTTAAAGATGAAGATTTCTGTAAGAGATTAGTAGACTGGGCAGATATTATTCGTAAAACTTTCTATGATGGTGGTGTTGAGGAAATTATCAGTACTCGTAGATTGGTTCATATAGTTCGTGCTTATGCAATCTTTGGTAAAAAGGAGAAAGCAATTGGAGTATGTGTGAATAGGTTTGATGATGATACTAAGCAGTCATTTATGGAATTATATGATAAAGTAGATGCTGACTTTGATTTTAGTAAAGCAGAAGATGAAGCATATCAGGAGGACGTATGAATCTCTGGAAAGAATATAAAGATGTCCTTCACGAAACTATCTCACTCCATAATGGGGTGAATAGTTGTTGGGCAAATTGGAAGGGTAAAGGATCTAATCTTCTAGCAAAGACTTATTCTAATAAGTATCTTATTAAATCTAGAGAGGTTGAGATATGGAGTGATAATTCTTGTATCTACAATAATATTCTTTATCCTAAAACGGGATCAAATCTTCCTTGTTTTGGTATGGACTTGATGGCTTTCAATGAGAAGAAAGTTATAATAGTATTTGATTTTCAACATCCTGTAGAAAACCATTTACTATCTTTTGATGATCTACCAAAAGCAGAAAAGGAATATAGATTCTTTGAAATGGGTAATCATTTTTCAGAAAATATATTTGTAAGATATTGTAAAATGGAAGAAGTGAATGTTTATCTGTCTGAATTTAAAGCATACTTGACTAAGTTCAAAGATATGTTAGAATTGGAAAAACCCACTGGTATGGATACTGGTGAATATAAAGACTTTGATGCTTATATGACTAGATTAGATCCTGTAGGAGGATATCTTGCTGGTAAGTTTGGTAAAGAAAAAGCAGAAAGTTTAGTAAATGAATTCTTATTTCAATATGGTTAATGCATGGAGTTTAGCGTGGGAAGAAATGAAAGGAACTATGGATGAAACTTACCCAATTAAAGTAGATGGGGATGATTACGAACATTCCAAATATTACTATGATTATGATCGGAATGGTGATATGCCAAATCCCTTTCCAGTTGATCCACTATCAGATAATGATGATCAAATAGCACATCACATTAATCTAAATAACGAGGGTCAAAACAAGGAGACTATGGCATCAGACGGAAGGTACAAGTATCATGAGGATGAAATCCTTAAAGATATTAAAGAGTATGTATCAAGCACTTATAATGGACATTATACTGGGACTAAACATGAGTTTCGTAATGTTCAAACATTAGACTTAATGGCATCTAGGGATTTAGCATCCGCATTTTGCCAAGCAAACATACTTAAGTATGGTAGTAGGTATGGAAGTAAGGATGGAAGGAATAAGAAAGACTTGCAAAAGGTAATACATTATGCTATGCTATTATTACATTTTGATGAACACTACGGCAAACCCAAAATGACAACTGGGAACATTGATCACACAATGCCTTAATTATGACTATGAATTTATCTGACAACACCCTGACTATTCTTAAAAACTTTGCTGGAATTAATAATTCTATTCTTGTGAAAGAAGGAAATCAACTTCGTACTATTTCTGTTGCTAAGAACATTCTTGCAGAAGCAGAGATTGAAGAAGATTTTCCTCGTGAGTTTGGGATATATGATTTGAATCAATTTTTGAATGGTTTAGGATTGCATCAGGATCCAGATTTAGACTTCTCACCTGATTCATATCTTACAATTCGTGAGGGAAGACGTAGAGTTAAGTATTTCTATGCTGATCCTGCTGTTATTGTTGCTCCACCAGAAAAAGAGATTACACTTCCATCTGAGGATGTTCATTTCCAATTAGAGAGTACTTCATTAGAGAAATTGCTAAAAGCAGCAGCAGTATATCAATTACCTGATTTTTGTGTTGTTGGTAAGGCAGGTGCTGTTAAGTTAGTTGTTCGTGATAAGAAGAATGATACATCTAATGTATATGATATAACTGTTGGTGAAACTGATAAAGAATTTACATTTAACTTTAAGGTTGAGAATATTAGAATTATTCCTGGATCCTATGATGTAGTAGTTTCATCTAAACTTCTATCAAAATTTACTAATAGTCAATATAACTTGAAGTATTTTATTGCTCTTGAACCTGATTCTACATTTAACTAATGGCTACAAAATCTACAATAACCGTTGAGAAGGTTATTTCCTATATTAAAGACAAATGGCAAATATTTGGAGTTAGTGCTTTTACTATTTTTGTACTCCAATTACTGTCTACTAAAATCCTTATATCAGTTCTTTTAGGATTAGTGGTTGCAGCATTGCTTCCTTCTGATACAATTAAAAAGGTTACCAAAAAAGTTACTAAAAAGGATGATTAAATGGTGGAGGATATGGAAGTATGCGTTGGGTAGTTTCTCTGACGAAAGAACTAAACGATACGACAATCACGTTGTTCTGGTACGTACTTTTATATTCCTTTCTTATCTCATTACTAACTGTTTTATTATTAGCGGAGTAATCCGTCACTGGAATTAAATTATGAGTGACTTTCTCTTTGTGGAAAAGTATAGACCACAAACAATTGAAGACTGTATTCTCCCAGAGAATATTAAGAAAACCTTTAAAGATTTCCTAAATAAAGGCGAAATACCAAATATGTTACTTGCTGGTCCACCAGGTGTGGGAAAAACCACAGTAGCAAAAGCATTATGTAATGAATTAGGAGTAGATTATTATGTCATTAATGGATCGGATGAAGGAAGGTTTCTCGACACTGTTCGGAACAACGCCAAGAACTTCGCATCTACAGTCTCTCTTACGAGTGACTCAAAACATAAAGTCATCATCATCGATGAAGCAGACAATACCACTACCGACGTACAACTCCTTCTTAGAGCGAGTATTGAGGAGTTCTCCAAAAACTGCAGATTCATTTTTACCTGCAATTACAAAAACAAAATAATTGAGCCCTTACATTCCAGATGTGCAGTTGTTGAGTTTAACATCACCAAAAAAGATAAACCCACAATCGCTGCTGCTTTCTTCAAACGACTTAACCATATCTTGGACAGTGAACGGATTGAATCTGATAAGAAAGTCCTCATCGAACTTGTCAATAAGCACTTCCCTGATTGGAGAAGAATCTTAAATGAATGTCAAAGATATTCTGTAGGGGGTAAAATAGATAGTGGTATTTTAGCTGCGTTCTCGGATGTTCCTGTAAATGATCTTCTCAAAAACCTTAAGACGAAAAATTTTCCTGAAGTACGTAAATGGGTGGTTACCAATATGGATAATGACACTACTGTACTTTTTCGTCGTATCTATGATTCTCTCTATGAGTGCTTGGTTCCTGCTACTATTCCTGCCGCCATTCTTGTTATTGCAAAATACCAATACCAGACGGCATTTGTAGCAGATCAGGAAATAAATATGCTTGCTTGTCTAACTGAAATTATGGTGGAGTGTGAATTCAAATGAATTTTCAGGCTGAGAGTTCTGTAGTTGGAAGAGACTTTGAAAAGTTAGTTGAGGATGATCTTTTCAACAAAGATTATAATATTATATCTACTAATACAAAGATTAGTGATATTGGTGTTAATGTTGATTATATTGCTGAATCATCAGGTATCAGGGAATATGGCGAAGCCAAAGGTGGTAAATTTGGTGGTAAGAAAAGACCAGGTGCTCAACGCACAGATAATGTAAAGAAAGCTATTTGTAATGGTGCTCTTCTTAAATTTAAATATCCTCAGAGTAAGTATGTAATTTATTTTTCTGCTCCTCCTAAATCTGGTAGTTCTTCAGAAGAAATGATAAATACTGCAATCGAAGCTGGATTTGTAGATGAAGTTCGTTACTTGGAGTGTGAATTCAAATGAGAAAATTAACTTTAGAAGAATGGGGTATATTATCAGTATTATATCTTGAAGAGTTTGTTAAAAGAACTTTAATAGGAATATACAAATTGTATATGAAATTTGATAACTGGAACTTTAATCGTAAATTACCAAAATAATGAGTAGATCTCCTAATGCGAAGAGGTTAATACCCTGTATGCCTCCACTTCTTCAAGAAGAAACTATTCCTCTGGATTCTGGAAATTCAGGAACTAGATTTGGTGGAACTACTTGTGAAGAGTTAGTATCATCTTATTTACTATCAAAATCAATAAATGTAGCAGAACCAAAAGTTGATGATGGTGTAGATTTATTACTTGAGAAAGAACCTTTTGTTTGGAAAAGAGGTCAAGTTAAAAAGGTAGTATATCAAATGTCACTTGATTATGGTATAAAGAAACGTACTGGAAAAGAAGTACGTCGTCCTCGTTATGATTTTTTCTATCATTCTGGTGCTACTGCTCCTCATTTAAAAAATGGTAGAAGACAGAGAAGACCTGAAGAAATTGATTATTATTACCATGTTTTGATTACTTGCTATCGCCAATTAATTTGGGAAACTCCCACTAGCATAATTCCATTAAGAGAGAATGGTGAGTTTATTCAATGTAAGAACCCTAATTTGGATCGCAACAGTTGGCAAAGAAAAAAAGCAGATATTGATTTTAATAAGCTTTTGGTGTATAGTAGGTATGATCCGATAATTTTTAAAACTTATCCTGACTTCTTTTTAGAAGAACAAACTACACTTGAACCTTTTTTTGATGATGACGAAATTGACTAAAAAACAAAGACACCAAGTTAAGTCTAGGTGGTATTATATTTTCTGGGGTGCTGCAACTCTATCAGTATTTGCTGGTCAGATGTATGTTGGTTCTGGATATCGGAAGATGTCTAATACTATTGAAGAAGTATTAGAATCTCCTATAATATTAGATGTTGCTCCTCCTAGACATCATATATACGAGGATCCAATGATTATAAGATGACTGAAAAGGAATTAGAAAAAGAGCGTCATATTGATGATGACTGTAATGTTGTTTCTCATTATTATAGTGCAAAGATGATGCATCCTAATATTCCTTTTTATCTTCAAGATGAAAGAGGTCAAACCTTTGAATTTGGTTGGTCTTTAATATATCAATACATATCTAATATCTCATATTATCCTGATTGGTAATGAAATCTAAAAAAGCATTAAAGACTCCTTTACGTTATCCTGGTGGTAAGTCCCGTGCTATTACTAAAATGGCACAATATTTTCCAGACTTTAGTGAGTATACTGAGTTTCGTGAACCATTTATTGGTGGTGGTAGTGTTGCAATCTACATCACAAAAATGTATCCCCATTTAAGTATTTGGGTAAATGATCTTTATGAACCACTTGCGAATTTCTGGATTCAGTTAAGGGATTCTGGAAAGGATATGCAGGATGTATTGGTAGGGATAAAAAATAAACATCCTAATCATGATACTGCTAGAAAATTATTTAATGATTCAAAGGTTATAGTTAATGACAGTTCAAAAGAAAATTTCGAGAGAGCAGTTGCTTTTTATATTGTTAATAAGTGTAGTTTCTCTGGTCTCACTGAATCTTCGTCCTTCTCAAAACAAGCATCAGATTCCAACTTCTCCCTCCGTGGCATTGAGAAATTAGCTGAGTATTCTGAGATTATTTCAGATTGGAAAATAACTAATTATTCTTATGAACATTTGATGGGTGATGATCTTCATCAAGGTATCTTTATGTACTTTGATCCCCCTTATGATATTAAAGATAATTTATATGGTAAGAAGGGTGAAATGCATAAGAGATTTGATCATGATAAGTTTGCTCGTAATTGTGATTTACATACTATGGATTTAATGGTAAGCTATAATTCAGATCAACTTGTTAGAGATCGTTTTAAAGGGTGGGCTGCTGCTGAATTCGATCTTACATATACTATGAGATCTGTTGGTGAATATATGAAAGACCAACAAAAACGAAAAGAATTACTTCTACTTAATTATGGAATTAAAAGATTGGCTGAATTCGATCAATCAAACGAAGAAGAATCTAATTGATGAAGATTCTTTAGTAGAAAAAGAATATCCTCCATATATTATTAATCGTTGTCTATCAGGACATCTTGATTGTATTATGTTTGTTAATGAGATGAATCAATATCATTTTCTTGATAAGAAGATGCAATATGATTTTTTTCTAAATACACTCAGAGTTAAGAAGAGATTTTCTCCTTGGCTTCGTAAAGATAAAATCAAAGATCTTGATTATGTAAAACGTTACTATGGATATAGTAACGAAAAGGCACAACAGGCTTTGAAAATCCTAACAAAAGAACAGATTAATTTTATAAGATCGAAATTTGAAACTGGAGGAACAAAATGAGCTTCGTTCAAGAGCCTGAAGTTAAGTGGTCGCCTGACCAAATGGTAGAGGTTGTACTGGGTGAACCAGATGATTTTCTTAAGGTAAGAGAAACCTTAACAAGAATTGGGGTAGCATCCCGTAAAGAGAAAAAGATATATCAATCATGTCATATACTGCATAAGCAGGGAAGGTATTATCTTGTCCATTTTAAAGAGCTTTTTGCACTTGATGGGAAACACGCTAATCTTACTGCTAATGATGTTCAGCGTAGGAATCGTATTGCTCAGTTGCTTGCTGATTGGGGATTGGTTACGATGGTAGATACTACCAAGATACAAGATATTGCACCTTTAAATCAAATTAAAGTATTAGCATATAAGGACAAAAGTGATTGGATACTTGAAACCAAGTATAATATAGGTAGTAAGAAAAAGAAAGTTGAAGAATAACATCTTCATTTACAAATATAATTCTTATAATGAAAATCTAAAACTTGTAAATAATTATACAAGGATGGTTCAATGGGCTTTGATCACATAAGATCTTGGTACGAACTAGAAGAAATCAACGAACAACAAGAACGAATGATTACTGTCTACGAAAACGAGATCAAAAAATTAGAACAAGAGAACGCAGAGCTTAAAGAAGAACTGAGTATTCTTAAAGGAAAATTAGAGGATACCTTTAATAAGGAGGATGACGATGTTGTTTCCACAGAATTACGCTAGTTGCCCCTGGCCAGATAATCGATATAGGACTTATATGAACGGAAGATTAAAAAAAGTTGATATGGAATCCCGTCTCCTTCATATAAAGAAGGGGATTGCTGATAAACACTGGTATCCTAATTGGAATAGTGAGCAGAGAGAAGCAGCTCAAACAGTACTTAATAATGCATTAGATATATTGGATGAATTTGATTACTGATAACCGTATACGTAGTTGAGATAAAACTGTTATAATTAGTAGTGTCGCCTTCGGGGACATCAAAACACAAACTCGCTTAGTAAAGGAGCTACAATCATGGGTACACTAGCCAGGTATCATGCTGCAAATCTTCCAGAATTGATGGAGAAGATTACAAGGAACAGCATAGGGATGGATGATTATCTCAATAGATTTTGGGATGATACAACTACATCAAATTATCCACCATATAATCTTGTAAATTTAAATAATGTTGAATCTCGTTTAGAGATTGCACTTGCAGGATTTAAAAAGAAAGAAGTTAAAGTTTACACTGAGTATGGTAAACTAACTGTTGAAGGATCTAAAGAAGATAAAGACTCAGAAGGTACATACACTCATAAAGGATTAGCACAGAGAAGTTTCAGTAGATCTTGGAGTCTCTCAGAAGATTGCGAAGTCCGTGATGTTAAATTTGAAGATGGATTACTTACCATTAAATTGGGTAAGATAGTTCCAGAACATCACACCAGAAAAGACTGGTTCTAAATACAATTAGTTCGAGATGGATCGGCACCCTTTACAGGGTGCTTTTTCTTTGCTATAATATATGAAGGAATATTCTAAAAGATGTCTATTAAATTAGTTCTTCTTAGATCAGAAGAACAGGTAATAACAGAAATAAAGGAAATAAGAGATAAGGAATCTCCTGTTGGGTATCTTCTTACTAATCCACATCTTGTTACTACTTCGCAACAATACTTAGTTGATGAAGAAGAATTGGATGAAAGGAAAGTCTCTATTACACTTGCACCTTGGATTTTATTAACTAAGGATAAGGAGATAGCAGTTCCTAATAATTATGTAATCACAATTGTTGAACCTATAGATAGTTTAACCGAAATGTATTTGGAGAAAGTAAATGGAAATCAATCTGATATACCTAATGAATCAACTAAAACTGGTCTCACAGATTGAGGAAGTTGGATCAGAACTTGGAGAACCAGACTGCAAGTTAATTTCTCCATATGTTGTGAATGATGATGGGACACTTGAACCTTTTTTAAAAAGTGTCACAAAGGATATTGAATTTATGATGAGTTCTGATAAAATACTTACATTGGCGACTCCAACACCAACTCTAATTGAAAAGTATCAAGACTTAATTAAGTAATGAGATTCTATACAAACGTCCAGATGGTTGGAGACAACTTCTTGGTTCGTGGTTACGAGGATGGTAAACATTTCGCAACCCGTGAGAAGTTTTATCCAACCCTTTTTGTTGACTCAAAAAAGAAGAGTAAGTATAGAACATTAACTGGAGATTCTGTTGAGGCAATTGAGCCTGGTTCAGTTAGGGATTGTCGTGAGTTTATAAAGAAATATACTGATGTAGAGAATTTTAATATTTACGGTAATGAGAGATTTATCTATCAATATATTTCTGATAAGTATCCAGAGGATGAATTAAAATTTGATATTGAGAAGATTAAATTAGTTACACTTGATATTGAGGTTAAGTCTGAGAATGGATTCCCTGATGTAGAATCTGCTGCTGAAGAAATACTTCTTATATCAATACAGGATTATACCACTAAGGAGATTATAACTTGGGGTCTTGGTTCATTTAAGAATACTCAGAAGAATGTAACTTATAAAGCATTTAGGACAGAGTATGAACTTCTAAATGATTTCATTAACTGGTGGATGATTGAATCCAACACACCAGAAGTTATTACTGGGTGGAATAGTAAGTTATATGATATTCCATATATGTGTCGTAGGATTGAGAGGATCCTTGGTGAGAAGTTAATGAAGAGAATGTCACCTTGGGGATTGGTTACTGAAGATGAAACTTATATTGCTGGTCGTAGATATGTTTCGTATGATATTGGTGGTGTCTCACAATTAGACTATTTGGACTTATATAAGAAGTTTACTTATAAGGCACAAGAATCATATAGGTTGGATTATATTGCTGGTGTTGAATTGGGTCAGAAGAAGTTAGACCATAGTGAGTATGATACATTTAAGGACTTCTACACAAAAGGTTGGCAAAAGTTTGTAGAGTATAATATAATTGACGTTGAACTTGTTGACCGTCTGGAAGACAAGATGAAACTTATTGAACTTGCATTGACTATGGCATATGATGCTAAGGTCAATTATGAAGATGTGTTTTATCAAGTCCGAATGTGGGACACAATCATATATAATTATCTAAAGAAGAGGAATATAGTTATTCCTCCTAAGAATCGATCACAAAAAAATGAGAGGTATGCAGGAGCTTATGTCAAGGAACCGAAAGCAGGACGTTATGATTGGGTGGTCTCTTTTGACCTTAACAGTCTGTATCCTCATCTTATTATGCAATACAATATCAGTCCAGAGACCATCAGGGAGACTAGACACAGTAGTGCCAGCGTTGAAAGGATCTTAAATAAGGAATGTGAGTTTGATGGAGATTATGCAGTTTGTGCGAATGGAGCACAATATAGGAAAGATGTGCGAGGATTCCTTCCTGAACTTATGGATAAGATGTACAGTGAAAGAGTCATCTTCAAGAAGAGAATGCTTAAAGCAAAGCAGGATTATGAAAAGAACCCTTCTAATGAACTCATTAAAGAGATTGCCAGATGTAATAATATCCAGATGGCCAAAAAGATATCTCTTAACAGTGCTTATGGTGCTATTGGGAATCAGTACTTTCGATATTATAAACTGGCTAACGCTGAAGCCATTACCCTGAGTGGTCAGGTCTCTATTCGTTGGATAGAGAACAAAATGAATCAGAAGATGAATAAGATTTTGAAAACGGAGGAGATTGATTATGTTATTGCTTCAGATACTGATTCCATTTATCTTAATCTCGGTCCTTTGGTCGAAGGTGTATACCAGGGAAGAGAGAAAACTAATGAGGGCGTTGTGTCGTTCCTTAATAAGATCTGTGAAATGGAATTTGAGCCTTTTATTGAAGGTGCTTACCAAGAATTGGCCGACTACGTAAATGCCTATGATCAGAAGATGTTCATGAAACGTGAGAACATTGCTGAACGTGGTATCTGGACTGCTAAGAAGAGATACATTCTGAATGTATGGGATAGTGAAGGAGTTAGGTATGAAGAACCTAAGTTAAAGATGATGGGTATTGAGGCAGTTAAATCCTCAACACCTGCACCTTGTAGAGAGATGATTAAGGATGCTCTTAAGTTAATTATGAATGATACTGAGGAGAATGTTCAGAAGTATATTGAAGATTGTAGAACTAAGTTTAGAAAACTTCCTCCAGAGGATATTGCATTTCCAAGAACAGCATCTAATGTTCAGAAGTATAAATCAACATCTACAATTTATGCAAAAGGAACTCCTATACATATACGGGGTGCATTGCTTTTTAATCATTATGTTAATCAGAAAAAACTGACTAATAAGTATTCACCTATTGGGAATGGAGAAAAGGTCAAGTTTCTCTATCTCAAAAAACCAAACATTATACAGGAAAATGTAGTTTCTTTTATTCAAGATTTTCCTACTGAACTTGGTCTTGACAAATACATCGACTATGACCTACAATTTGAGAAGAGTTTTGTTGAACCACTCAGAGCGATTCTTGATGCGATTGGCTGGAATGTCGAAAAAACTGTAAATTTAGAATCATTCTTTTCCTAATGGAATTACCTATCACAGATAAAGATTTAGACACAATAGTCAGAGCTCTTGCTTTAGGAGGTGATACTAGACTATATCATCTTTTAAAAGATGTTAGAAGTGATAGGCAAGTTGAGTTTAAAACAGAACAGACTGATGATGAACCTACAGTTAAGATCTATTCTGAATCTGACGATTATCAATGCAAACATGGAGAGTGTGACATCTAATGGATTTACCTATTAATAATGAAGAGTTTACTGAAATTATTTCTTCTCTTGATATGGAGAGTGAACTATATAAGAAACTTAAATTAACACAACAGTTGATGGAAGATGGAGGACCATATAAAAAAATACTCCGTGAAAAATATGGTTACGTTGCATAATGTTTTTTAAAAAAGTGAGTCTTGTTACTGGTGGGTTTGATCCTATCCACAGTGGACATATATCATACTTTGAGAGAGCAAAGGATCTCTCTGGTTATCTTGTAGTAGGTCTTAACACTGAAGAATGGTTGACCAAAAAGAAAGGTCAATATTTTCAATCATGGGTAGAACGTGCTGAGATAATTAGACATTTAGATATGGTTGATGCTGTTATTTCTTGGGATGATGATGAAATTGGTTCTGCTTGTGGTGCTCTTGCTAAGTGCTTAGAGATATCAGAGAAAGTTATTTTCTGTAATGGTGGTGATAGGGGTAAAGATAATACTCCTGAAAACATCAGGTATGGTAAAAATCCACGAGTAAAATTTGAATATGGTATTGGTGGAGAAGACAAAATGAATAGTAGTTCTTGGATTCTTAGGGGTTACTTTGAAAGACAACGTAAATTGTTAGGTATTTAATTATGGATTTTTTAAAAGAAATAGTAAAAGAAATAGGTGATGACTACACCCAACTCGCAGCAGACATTGACGGAGAAGAAAGATTCATCGACACAGGTTCGTACATCTTTAATGGATTGGTTAGCGGCTCCATTTTTGGTGGTGTTTCTTCTAATAAGATTACTGCCATCGCTGGTGAGTCTAGTACTGGTAAAACTTTCTTCTCCCTCGCAGTTGTCAAGAATTTTTTGGACTCTAATCCTGACGGTTACTGTCTTTATTTCGATACTGAAGCTGCTGTTAATAAAGGATTACTTGAATCCCGTGGACTTGATCTAAGTAGAGTTGTTGTAGTTAATGTAGTTACTATTGAAGAATTCAGAACTAAGGCACTTAAGGCAGTTGATATATACTTAAAGACTAGTATAGAAGAACGCAAACCTTGTATGTTTGTGTTAGACTCTCTTGGTATGCTTTCTACAGAGAAAGAAATCAGAGATGCACTTGATGATAAACAAGTAAGAGATATGACCAAATCTCAACTTGTTAAAGGAGCATTTAGAATGCTTACTCTTAAACTTGGTCAAGCAAACATTCCACTTATAGTTACAAATCACACATACGATGTTATCGGCAGTTACATCCCTACTAAAGAAATGGGAGGCGGCTCTGGCCTCAAGTATGCCGCAAGTACGATTATCTATCTTAGCAAAAAAAAGGAAAAGGATCAGAAAGAGGTTATTGGAAACATTATTAAAGCTAAGACGCATAAATCAAGACTCTCAAAAGAAAATAAAGAAGTAAATATTCGTCTTTATTATGATGCAAGAGGGTTAGATCGCTATTATGGTCTTCTAGAATTAGGAGAGTATGGTGGTCTATGGAAGAATGTTGCTGGTCGTTATGAGATGAATGGTAAAAAGATATATGCTAAAGAAATATTAAAGAATCCTAAAGAGTACTTTACAGATGATATAATGGCAGAACTTGATGCCATTTCAAAAGTAGTATTTTCTTATGGAACGAATTGAGACTACTATTCTTAGAAATCTGATATTCAATGAGGAGTATTCTCGTAAGGTTATACCCTTTATTGAACCAGATTATTTTGAGCAAAAATCTGAAAAGATAATCTTTCAAGAGATATCTCAGTTCATTGTTAATTATGGATCTTCTATAACAATAGAAGCATTATCTATTGAAACAGAAAATAGAACAGACTTAACTGAAACTGAAGTAAAAGAAATTAGAGATATTACTAGTTCTTTGGATGATAGTCCAACAGATCAACAGTGGTTAACTGATACTACAGAGAAATGGTGTAGAGATAGAGCAATCTATCTTGCACTTATGGAATCTATTGCTCTTGCTGATGGTCAGGATGAGAAGAAAGGTAGAGATGCTATTCCTAATATTCTTTCAGATGCTTTAGCAGTTTCTTTTGATACTCATATAGGACATGATTATTTGTCTGATTATGAAGAAAGATATGAATCTTATCATAGAAAAGAGGATAAGATACCTTTTGATTTAGAATATTTTAATAAGATTACTAAGGGTGGTTTAGTTAATAAAAGTCTTAATATTGCTCTTGCAGGTACTGGTGTTGGTAAGTCACTTTTTATGTGTCATCTTGCTAGTTCTGTTTTATTAGAGGGTAAAAATGTTTTATATATTACTCTTGAGATGGCTGAGGAAAAGATTGCTGAACGTATTGATGCTAATCTTTTAAATGTAAACATACAGGATATTACAGATCTTCCTAGAAAGATATTTGAAAGTAAAGTTAATAAGTTAAGTGATAAGACGAAAGGCACACTTATTATAAAAGAGTACCCTACTGCATCTGCACACTCAGGACATTTTAAAGCATTATTAAATGAACTTGCATTGAAGAAATCCTTTAAACCTGATATAATATTCATAGATTACTTAAATATATGTGCATCCTCAAGATATCGGGCAGGAAGTAATGTCAACTCCTATTCATACATCAAAGCAATCGCAGAAGAACTCAGGGGATTGGCTGTCGAATCGAACCTCCCTATCGTTTCTGCAACTCAAACAACTCGTAGTGGGTTTGCTAGCTCTGATGTCGATCTTACTGATACCTCTGAGTCATTCGGTCTTCCCGCTACTGCTGACCTTATGTTTGCTCTTATCAGTACAGAAGAATTGGAAGGTTTGAATCAGATAATGGTTAAACAATTAAAGAATCGTTATAATGATCCTACTATTTTTAAGAGATTTGTTGTTGGTATTGATCGTGCAAAAATGAGATTATATGATTGTGAACAAAAGGCACAGGAAGATATAGTTGACAGTGGGCAGGAAGAAGTGTATAATAGTGAGGAAAAGAAACCCAAAAAATCGTTTGCTGAATTTAAATTCTAATGACTAAACAAGTTGATTTTGAAAAATATTCTAAGTTTGTAGATGCGGTAACATCTGATGAATCTAAAGATTTTCTAGCACTATCAGATCGTCTGGTAATGTTAGATGAAAAAGGTGCAAATATAGAAAGACTCCTTACTGCTGGTGTTGGTTTGAATGCTGAAGCAGGTGAGTTTCTAGAGATTGTAAAGAAGATGATATTCCAAGGTAAACCTTGGGATAAAGCTAATAAAGAACATCTTATAGTTGAGTTAGGTGATGTTATTTGGTATGCAGCAAATGCTTGTATGGCACTTGATATTTCCTTTGAAGAAGTAGTTGCTCGTAATGTTACCAAACTTGAGAAGAGGTATCCTGGTGGTCAGTTTGATGTATATTATTCTGAGCACAGAGATGAAGATGATCTATAATGGATTATAAATCATCTGGAGTTGATATCGAAGCAGGAAATGCTTTTGTTGAAAGATTGATGAAGAAAGCACCTGGTATTGGTGGCTTTAATGGAATGGCAAGAGTTCCTAGTGGATATGATAAACCTATATTAGTTTCTGGTGCTGATGGAGTAGGAACTAAAATTAACATATGCTGTGTTGCTAGAGATTATACAACCATAGGTATTGATCTTGTTGCAATGTGTGTTAATGATGTAATTACTTGTGGTGCTAAACCATTATATTTTTTAGATTATATTTCTCTTAATACAATTAATCCTGTTGTAGATGATATTATGGTGGGGATATTAAAGGGATGTGAATTATCAGGAATAGATCTTTTAGGTGGAGAAACTGCTGAACATATTAGACAAGGAAATATAGATCTTGCGGGATTTTGTACGGGTATAGTAGAAGAAAGTGAAATAATAGATGGTCATCTTATTAAGGAAGGTGATGCAATTATTGGTATAGAAAGTAGTGGTCTTCATAGTAATGGATATACTTTAATTAATGATATGTTATGGAGGCATAAAATTTCTTATGATAAGAGTTATTTTAATAAAGGTACTCCAGAACTTCTTACACCAACTATAATATATGCAGAACTAGTACAGGATTTAATAAGTGAATTTCCTATACTTGGTATGGCTCATATAACTGGTGGTGGTATACCTGGTAATCTTCCAAGATGTATTCCAGGTGGATTGGAGGCAAATGTTGATTATAATTCTTGGCCATTACCAGAGATCTTTAAGAAGATTCAATTAGCAGGTGAGATTCCAGAAGAAGAAATGAAAAAGGTATTTAATCTTGGTATTGGATATTGTTTAGTAGTTCCTGAAGAAGTTGTAACAGATGTGCAACTTAGAATAGATGGTCATGGTTACAAATCTTGGACTATTGGCTATATAAATTAGAATCAAATGATACAATGAGAGAGCAATTACTTAAAGCATTATTAGCACACGCTCAAGGTGATATCCAAAAACATGTTGCTAATGTAGAAGTATATTTACAGAACCCTGTAGGTATTGGTGAGCATTCTAATATTATAGAAGCAATGGAAGAAGAGATTAATATGATTGCCAAGTATCAAGATCAGATCGACGTTATCAATAAATATTTCAAGAATAAGTAATCTAAATGGCTACTGATAATCAACTGCTTTCTTTGAATAAAGCATTAGGAGTATTTCAATTTGGAAAGGAAGTGGATGATGTTGATATATCAGTTAAAAAAGCAGGTGCAAAGTCTGTAACATATACAGTTAAATCTTCTGATAGAGAAACAACAAGGAATAATGTTGAAGGTTCTTTAAAGAAGTTTAACGTTGGTACGATATCTCGTAAACAAATGAGTATATCATCTATGGCAGTTACTCAATGTCAGATGAGTGACGTAAAACTTATGTTTGTATATAAACCCACTAAAGGGGGAATGTCACAAACAACTTTAAATTCATCTATTACAGAACTTTTTCCTTGCATAGCATTTATAACTGGTATTAGATCAAATAGTGTAAGAGGAGTACAGGATTTTTATAATAAGGTTAGAAATGCTAATAATAGTTCATTACCTTGTTATTTGGGTAATGATGCTAAAGCAGGTAAAGAATTTATTGATAAAGCAGAGCAAGGAAAATTTAATGAAAAGGTTCAGAATGCAATTAATATTTTAAAATGGATTGAAGGTGTTAATAAATTTCATCCTATTGCAATGGTCTATTGGGGATATCGTAAGAAACCAAAGGGTGTAATGAGTAATCATCCTGGTGATATTTTTCTCCAATTTGAAAATGGCAAGATGTTAGGAGTTAGTTTAAAGGCTGGTGGTGAAAAAACAGATGAACCAAAATTAAATACTTATGTAAGACCTATCTATGAATTTTATGGCAAACTTAATGAGTATGAGAAACTAAAGAATTTGTTATGGCCACAGTATATGCAGATTCCAGGAATGACTGAATCTGATAAAAGACATTGGGGTAAGACTTCTCTTGCATTAAAGACGTATGAATTTGAAAAGGATGATGAAGATAAGTATAATGAATTATATGATATAAATTTAGAAATTATAAAAACTCAGTTGATCAATTTACTTAATAGTGATTTTAATAAAACAAGATTATGGTTAATGGAAAAGGTAGCACAACAACAAAAAGATGTTCCTGTTGTTGTAGTTAAAGCAACTGACAGAACAGCAAGAAGGGATAAAGCAACTGATATTCTTATTGAATCACTTGCTTCTGTTAAAACGATAGCAGCAGGACAATCAAAAAAGAAGTCGAAACAAGCTTGGAATATTAATTTAAGGGATGGATCTGCATTAGAATTGGATTTTACAACTAGGACTAATAAAGTTGGTGCAGCACATAAACTAGGACAATTTTCTAATTTAGCTGTAAAATTTAATAAAGTGAAAAAAGTATGAAGTTAGAAATAGTAAAAGATTTGATAAAAGGTTTTGAACCTACTTCTAGAAGTAGTAAAGAAAAGTATAATGAGTTTCTTTATTATTGTTTTATGACTTTTGAAAAAAAGATTAAGTCAAAATCGTCAGGTAAGTCAAAGAATAAATATAGTATTATGAGGGATAATACCCTTAAGTATCTTATTGCAAACGAAAAAGCGATAACTGCAGAATTAACAAAATGAAATCCTTTCAACAATTTCTTGAATCTACTGCTGTTCAACAAGCAACCCGAATGGGTCTTGTTGGTGATGGTCATGGTGGATGGTATGATAAAAAGGGAGAATTTATAGCAAAGACTGAAAAAGGAAAATTAAAGTTTTATAATAAGAGACAGAGAGTAGGGGAGCAAGATCCAAAACAAACTGATAAAGAGAAAAACTTATCACATACAACATACGATAAAGAAGGACAACCACCTGAATCTCCACCAGGATCTCAACCAGCACCTGGTCCCGAATCAGCTCCAGGTTCACAACCAGCACCTGGTCCTGAGTCAGCACCTTCTGAACCACCCTTAGTTCAACAACAGCAAGAACTACAACCAAATCCAAGAACAAAAGGATCTTTAACAATTGCATTTGGTAGATTTAATCCACCACATGCAGGGCATGAAAAACTTTTGAATACTGTTGCTTCATCTGCTGATGATAATGAGTATATTATTGTTCCTACTAAGAGCACAGGTAAGGATACAGATCCATTAGATTATAGAACTAAGGTTGATATAATGAAGGATATGTTCCCTGATCATAAGGATAAGATTCTTGATGATAAAGATACTAGAACTATTTTTGATGTATTAAAAAAAGCACATGCTGATGGATATTCAAGTGTGAAAATTGTAGGTGGTGGTGATCGTAGAAAATTATATGATCAATTAGGAAATAAGTATAACGGTCAATTATTTGATTTTGATAGTGTAGAAACTATTAATGCTGGTGAGAGGGATGATGAATCTGATGATCCTATTGAAGCAATGTCTGCATCAGTACAAAGAAACCATGTATTGAATGGAGATTTTGATGCTTTCTATGCAGGTTATTTCAGACCAGTGGAAGTAATAGATCCAGAAACTAGAAAACCAAAAGAAGAGTTACAACCTATTATTGATGAAAAGAAAGCAGAAGAAATTTATTTAAAACTCCGTAAGGCAATGAAGGTTGAAGAAGGTGTAGAACTTTGGCAAGTTGCACCTAAGTTGGATTGGAAAGGTCTTCGTGAGAATTATGTTAATGAAAAGATTTTTAAGATTGGTCAATTAGTTGAAGATTTTAATACTGGATTGATTGGACGTATTATTCGTAGGGGTGCAAATCATCTCATTTGTGTAACTGAAGATGATATGATGTTTAAGTCTTGGGTTAAGGATTTATCTGAAACAAAGAAATATACAGAGGTTCATATGGATAGTAAGATGAGGGATAAGATACATCCTAATAATCTTATAGGAACCAAAGGACACTTAGAAAATGTAAAGGATAAAGTTCCTGGAAGTAGTTGGGGAATTCAATTCCTAAATAAGTATAGGAAAAAGTAAGATTTAGTCTTCTAATGGAAAATACTGATCAGTCTTCTGTATCTGCAAAACCTGCAGCAGGTGGAGCAGCACCAGCTGGTGGTGGCGGTGGAAAGGAAAAAGTTGAAAAACAAGCAAGACAACTTGCTTATGATACACGTTATAAAGTGAGACAAACAATGTCTCAGCAAAGTGGTGGTAAGGCAGATCCTGCTGCTGTAAGAAAAGCATATATGGCACAACTTGGTAAATCACCTGCACCTCCTGCTGTAAAGGCAAGAGCAAAGCAAATGTTACTTGGTGAGAATGTTGTTAATGTTGAGGAACTTTTATCCAAGAATGTTTCTTCTGCAATAGAGAAAATATTTGAAAAGCATGTTGTTACTAATGCTGATAAAGTAGCAAATACTCCTGCTTGGAAAAAGTATAAGGAAGGGGATAAAAATTATACTGCTGCATCACATGTAAAGGAAGACGTAATTGAAGAGGATAAAGGAGAGAAGACATTTAAAGTAAGAGTCACAGATAAGAAGACTAATAACTCTTATGTAAGAAATGCAACTCGTGATAAGATTAGAGAACTTCGTGCTAATCCTAATATTTCATCTGTTGAGATGACTGAGTATGGTGAGCCTACTAGATCTGAAAAGCATAAAGGGTCTAATACTGCTGCTGTTAAATCAGGAAAAGGTGATGAGGTTGCTGGAAAAGATCATAGTATTGATCTAAAGAAAGAAGATTATTCATCATTAAAGTCTGAGAACTTTGATGGATTTCTTGAATTGGTTGAGAAATCAAAAGATGAAAAGAAAGGAAAGATTACTGGTGAAGGTGTAAACAACAATAAACTTGTTAAAGTTTTTCCTGATGATGTAAAGGAAGAATCTGATGGACCCACACCTTCTGATTATGCACCTGCTTCATCTGATAATAAGTTAAAGAAACCAAAACAAATTAAGCCAATAGAAACTCCTGCTGTTCAGGCAAGAGTAAAGGAAGAAAAACTTGAAGAAAGAGTCGGTGGTGCTGGAACTTTAGTCCGTCAAGGTGTAAAGGTTGGTGGAAAGAAAGGTGGTAGAGCAGTTCAAAAAGGACAAGCTCAAGCTATTGCAGCAGGTCAAGGTGCTAAGGAAGCTGTAAAAGGTGGTAATCCAAACAAAATGGTAGGATCTGGTAAGTTTGAAAAAGCAGGTGCTGTTGTTGGTGGAGTTGGTGGTGCTCTTGCAGGTGGTGTTCTTGATGGACCTTTACCAGTCGGTGATATAGTTGGTGGTATTGCTGGTGGTAAAGTAGGTGGTAAGATTGGTAGACAGTTTGATAAGATAGGTGCAAAGAAACCAGTAGAAGAAGAGTATGATAATACTAAGTCTCCTGATCATGATAAGAAGGTTGCAAAACTAAGAGATAAACTAAGTAAGAGAGGTATTACTGATAAGAAAGAACAGGATAAACATCCTCAAATTAGTGAAGAGGATACATCTGGTTCATTCTATAAATTTGATGTAGGTAATCCAGCAGAAATTAAAAAGAATATGCAAAATGCTAACAAAGGTAAGTTCCAGAAAATAGGAGCAAAGGATAGTAAGACTGGTTTGGATGTTACTATGAATGATAAAGGTGAGACTGGTCTTTCATATTCTGAGCAAATGGATCCAGTTGTAGAAGCAACACTTCAGAACTTAGAGGAACTTAAGACATCTACTTTACGTAGTTACGCTAATAGAGCATCTGTTGAGGCAGTTGGAAGAGGTGTTGATGCAGGTATTAAAGGCATGACAGGACCCAAAGATGAAATGGAAAAGAATATGACCAAAGCCTATAAGAGACAGAGGGGAATTAACCGTGCAGTAAATAAGTTAGCAAGTAGAGCTGAGAAGGCTGAGAAGAAAGAAGAATTTGATCCAGTTGTAGCAGCAACACTTAAGAACTTGGATGAAATTGTAGGAGCAACATTAGGTACTGTTGCAGGTGCTAAATTCCTTCCAAAGGTACTTGCGGATGTAGGTCTTAAAGGTGCATTAGCAGGAAAAGTTGCTGGTGGTGCATTAGGTGCTGCTGCTGGTGAAGTAATTGATCCTTTAAAGAAAGGTAAAGATAAGAATCCTGTAAGTGCTGCTGTAGGTGGTGCTGCTGGTACTGCTGCTCACGGTGCAATCAAAGGAGCATTGCAGAAATCTTCATACGAACCAAAAGGTAAAACAATTGAAGAGGAAACAAGACCAAATTATGGTAAACAAGTTTCAATTCCATTACCTGGTTTCTTAAAGAATTTTCAAATTGATCTACCAGGAAGTCATGGGCATGAAATAAAAAATGGTCAAGTACATTCTTCAACAAAATTTAAAAGTGGTTTAAGTCCTACTGGTGAAAAAAATGTTGAAAAATTTAAAGGCGAAATTATAGGTGGATTAAAGGATAAAGCTGTTAAAGCAGGTAAAGCAGTTGCTCCTGTTGCTGGTGGACTTGGTGTTGGAATTGCCGCTAAGAAAATTACTGATAAAGTAATGGGACATGGTGTAAAAGAAGATACTGATTATGGTGATGATCAGAAAGAAGTAGCACCTGGAACTGTTTGTTTCGATGACGGAGCCGCATTACCCGCAACAATTAAACCTATAGGAGATCCAAGAGAAATGTCTACTGCACTTAATTTAATTAAAAACAAATGGAGAGCAAAAGGACTTAAGATGTCCTATGAACCAAAAGGTGATCATCTTGGAGAAGATGCAACTAAGAATGGTAAGGTAAAACTTAAGCCAAAATATAAAGTTGAAGAAGGAAAACTTGGTGCAGGTGTAACTGGTACTTTAGGAAATATAGTTGGTGGAACAGTCGGTGGAGCAGTCGGTGGACCTGCAGGAGCTGCTGTAGGTAGAGTAGCAGGTGGTGCATTAGGTGCATCAGCTGCAGCTAAAAAGGGTAAAAAGAAAAGTGCTGCTATTGGTGGTGCATTAGGAAGTCCTTTTGGAGCTATTGGTTCAGGTGTAGGTGGTGTAATTGGTGCTTCTAATGAATTAGAAGGTGAAGTTATTGATGAAGCACAGTCTTCATACGACAAGGCAAGAAAGGCAGCAGCAAGAAGAGCAGCAGATAGAAATGCTGCAAGAAGACGTGGTGAACTGGGTGGTAGAATGGAAAGGGAAACCTATACCAGTGAATCTGGAAAACGAATGCACTATAAAGGATATTCAGCAAATGAAAATGAAGAAGTTAAAGTAAAAGGTGATTTAGTTGATGAAGGATTAGGAACTGCTCTTGGTGGTGCTGTTGGTGGACCATTAGGTGCTGCTGGTGTTGGTGCTGCTACTGGTGGTAAAAAAGGTAAGAAAGAACCTAGAAGAGTTAAAAAAGCACTTGGTGCTGGTATAGGTGCTGCTGCTGGTCAATTAGTTGCTCCTGGTCCTGCTGGTTTAGCGGCTGGTGGATACATCGGTGGTAAGATTGCAAACTCTTATGAACCAGAAGGTGATGTAGTACAAGAAGCAGATAGTTTATCAGGACAAGTTTCCAGATGGGAAGCAGCTCGTCAGAAAAGGATGAAGCAACGCCAATCTTATGAGCGTCCTCATTGGATTCCAAGAGATCAGGATCATGAAGATAACTGGGGATCAAGTAAAGGTGAGAAGCCGAAGCCACAGAAAAAGAATGCAAATCTTCAAAATGAAGGACACAGTGCTGTAAGTTCTGCATTAAGTGCATTAGATTCTTATATGGAGTCTAGTAAGCATCTTCATGGATCGATAATCGCAAAAAAGAACTAAGCCCAATTAACGAAAGATTGGGCGGTAAAGGTTATAAGCCTAGAAAAGATTATGCTGGAAGAACAGTTTCTGGTGACTGGGAAGACTCTGATAGAGGTGAAGGTAACAGATCCAAGAGAAGAGCTGGTTTATCTGTAAAGGTTAAGTCTCCTTCTTATCTTGCTCATGTTCATAATAAGAAAAAGAATCCAGTAGTTTCTTCTTATCAACCAGAAGGTGATGTTATTGGTGAACTTAATCGTTATGGTAAAGAAACTGGTAAAGCAACTGGTTCTTTAAATAAGAGACCAGGAAGTCCAGTTAAGAAAGGTGGAGATGAACCAGGTGCTCTTCGTAATGTACGAGGAATGATTCGTAAGGAAACTGGTAAACCAGAAGGTCAAAAGAGAAGAGACTATGATGAAAGACATAGAAGTCAAGATCGTAGAGAATCTCCAGCAGATACAGTTACTAAACGTCGTGAAGCAAAAGCAAGAGCTGATGCTGCAATGAGGGATACTCGTGGAACTTAGCGAAAAGGCAAAGTCTAAAGCACAACAAAGATTCTTTGGGATGGTTCGTGCAGCCCAGAAGGGTGAAATGGAAAATCCATCCAAAGAAGTCTTAGATGTTGCTGATGATATTAGTGTGAAAGATGCTAAAGATTTTGCAAAGACTAAGCATAAAGGACTTCCTGCTAAGGTTAAAGAAGAAGCAGTATTTTCAATTGGAAGAAGAGCTAATGCAGCGATGAAAAGAGATAAGGATAAAAAAGAACTGAAGAGACTTCTTGGTAAGGCTGCAGCAATGAAGAAGCAAGGTTCTAATTATCATCCTTTCTTACATGATCCTAAAGAATCTTTTGAGATAGACAAGTCAGAACATAAGAAGGTGCAGAAACAAAAGAAAATGCGTAACCTTGCAATAAAAAATACAAACAAGAATGAAGGTGATGTAGCACATAAGAAAGCAGGTGGTCCAAAACTTATTGGTGAAGAACCAGAAAGAACTGCTGAATATAAAGCAATGCAAGCATCGTTACATCCAAGAGGGTCTACATCAGATGCAAAGCAGGGTGAAAGTGCTACTGCACATAGGGTAGGTGGATGGAGAAAACCTTATCTTCGTGATCGTAATGCTAAACGTAATCGTGGTTTTAGAAAATATGCTGGTGCAAGAGTTAATGAAGGAAAACTTGATAAGATAATGGATACTGTTAGAAAATATAGTAAAAAAAGAAAAGCAGAAAAGAAACCTGAAAAAGCAATGGATGCTGGTGCAAGAGGTAGAAGGATATTGCAAAGAAGAGAATATGCTGATAGAATATCTGGTAGTACAGAAAATGTACCTGATGATATAAGAGACCATTATCTGCATATATAAGTCAGTTATAATTTAATACTATGGCTGATTTAGGACTTGATGCCTCACAGGAGACACGTATTACTGTGATGCAACTTAAGATAGAACGTCTTGAGGAAAAGCAAGAAGAATTGCGTGAACGTCTTAAGGTAGTGGAGAAGTGGGTTATTGGAGCTGCAGCAGTCTTAGCTGCTGGTACTACTGTCATAGGATTTGCCACTAATATCTCTAAGGCGTATCTTTAATTTGTATAAATATCAATAGAAAACTTATTCTGGTTTGGAAAATGTCTCTTTGGGGAAATAACGATAATGTTACTTCGGTAGGAATAATCACCTCGGTTGATTATGATAACAAAATCGTATATGGGCAGAATACTCAATTTGGAGAAAGTGGATCCGCACAAGTAGGTGACGTTCTCCGAATCGGTACTCGTGGTCCTTCTATTGCTGCAACGTATTATGGTGACGCAGTAATCACATCTATAGCATCTACTATTCAGTGTAGTATTGCAAGTACAGCGTCTTTAATTGGACCTACTATTGGTAACTTGGCGTTAGCAGGTGTTAGCACAGAATTTGCTGTATCTCAGATGCCAATATTCGCCACACAAGATTTACAGGGCGATAGATATAGAAACCAAGCATCTGGTTATAATTCAGATTCTTTGGTATATGGTCTTTCAGAGGCTACTGCTCAGAATTCAGATAAAACTGATCCAACTGATTCTGGTGATAGTGGATATGCAGGACAGTATAAAACTGATGCTGGATGGGTTGGTGTTACAACTTATAAAGACAATCACGGTAATCTTAGAGTTAAGACAGAAGTTCTTGTCGCAATGTCGGGAATTACAACAGGTAATATTGACTACCCAACTAATTCTTAATTAATACTTAACTAAATTTTATATTATGAGATTTAATGAGTTGAATGAAAACAACTATATGATGTTTGCTGTTAAGATGTATGATAATCCTCATGCTCTGACTAAGGAAGAGTTTGAGGATGATTTGAAAAGAATTAAATACGTCAAAAGATTATTAAAAAGGTATAAAAATACTGGAGTCTTAAAGACACATTTAATTTTAAATCATTTAACAGTTTTGTTTAATGTATTTGGTGATGCTGCAGTTCCTTTACTGTTCTATAATTTAGAGGAAGATCTTTGGCCATCAATTAAAAGTTTTCTGTTATTTCTAAAAAGAATACCATCATTCCCCAAGAGTCATATTCACGGAATACCAGAAGATCAGACCTGTATAGATGAGTTAAATTCAGTTTAATGGATATCAACAAAATTATTGGTATTATAAGATCACTTAAGGAGGAGGTTGCAGGTGCTGCACCTCCTACTAATAGTATGGCAGGTGGTAAGATTGCAGGTTCTACAGAAGCAGGTGATGATCCCCCAGTAAGAAAGAAGAAAAAGAATATTTACTTAGGTAAACTTTCTAGAACTTCTTGGATTAGAGACGTTAAGAAGAATGGAAAATAATAATCTATTAATAGAAAGATTAGAACGTGTAATAGAAACATTAAGTGAGAACTCTGTTAAAATGGGACAGATGCTTGCTGTCCATGATGAGAAATTAGACAAACAGGATAGGATAGATGCAGTATTATTCGAGAAAGTTGAATCGCTTCACAGAGAGGTTAGTCGTTC